TTACGGCTAAGAGTTTCATCTGGCCACCTGTCAAATCTGGCAAAATTATTCATACTGCAAATTCGAATCTGAATATCGATTTAACATCAAAACTGGTACAAAAAGTTTACGTCGATTACGCAAATGGTAATAATGTATTTACCACTGGTGAAACGATTCGTGATTCTGCAAATGGTTTCTTTGGCACGGTAGAATACTTCAGCAACACATCATTAGGAGCGTTAGTTATTACTGGCGGTAATAAGTATATTGAAACTGGTTATACTCTTACGGGTGATTATTCTGGCGCAAGATATAATGTCTCAACATCAGACATCAATTCAATTAATGCAGTTGCAATAATCACTGAACCTACTCCTACAAATGCTGCGCCACCTTCGGACTTTGGATTCATTGAAACAATTAAAGAATGGCCTGATACATTATGAAAAAATTAAATAAAAACTTATCCGAAATCTTCGATGTTGAACCGATTGAAGAAAAAACTATAGAAACATTACCTGCTGTCGTAAATGACAACAACAATCAAATTGACGCTGATGCTGAATTTGCTCGTACAAATATGCGTGAACTAATTAATAATGGCAACAGAGCAATGACAGAACTGGCATCAGTTGCAAATCAATCAGAGTCACCAAGAGCATACGAAGTCTTAGCCACAATGATGAAGAATTTGGCTGAGATGAATAAAGATTTGTTGGAACTTCAGAAGCGAAAAAGAGAACTTGCACCCCAGTCTGAGTCAACAAAGGGAGTCAACATAGATAAAGCAGTCTTTGTTGGCTCCACTAACGAATTACTTAAAATGATTAAAGGAAATAAATAAAATTATGGAACAACTAATCGAACAGATGAAGGTTATTTTAGGTACAAACTTTGGTTTGTATTTCAAAGCACACACTTTTCATTGGAATGTAGAGGGCCCAGACTTTGCACAGTATCATCGTTTTCTTGGTAAATTCTATGAGGCAGTGTTTGATCAAACTGATCCAATCGCAGAACATATTCGTGCGTTAAATTCTTATGCTCCAACAACACTGGCAAGAATGTTGGAACTATCAAAGGTGCAAGACATCGTTGCTATTCCTTCACCACTTATCATGATGTCTGAACTTGCTCAAGACAATGACAAGTACATCGTGGAACTGCGTACAGGTATTGCACTTGCTGACGCCGCTGACGAACCTGCGGTAGGTAATTTTTTACAAGATATTCTTGATGCTCATCAGAAACATGGTTGGATGCTGAAGAGTTTCACACGTTAAATTATGGATGACGGATACCTTGGTAATGCCCGACTTAAAAGAGTCGGTGTTGAAATATCCTATACCGAAGAACAACTAAAAGAGATTGTAAAATGCACCGAAGATCCGGTGTATTTCATTCGCACCTACGTCAAGATTGTCAACGTAGATAAAGGTCTTGTTCCTTTTGAAATGTGGCCATTTCAAGAAGATATGGTCACACAATTTCACAACAATCGTTTTGTCATTGCAAAGATGCCACGACAGGTTGGTAAGACAACCACGACTGTTGGTTATATGCTTTGGTCTGCGCTGTTCAATGAAGAGTTTGTTATTGGTATTCTGGCTAACAAACTTCAACTTGCTCAAGACATTCTGGCTAAGATACAGAAGGCGTATGAGTATTTACCTATGTGGCTTCAACAGGGTATTATCAACTGGAACAAACGATCTATTGAACTTGAAAATGGTTCAAAGATTTATGCGTATGCAACATCAGCAGCAGGTGTCCGAGGCGGTTCATACAATCTAATCTTTCTTGATGAATTTGCGTTCGTACCACATAACATGGCAGTAGACTTCTTTACTTCTACTTACCCTGTTATTTCGTCTGGTAAAACATCTAAAGTAATCATTGTTTCTACACCGAACGGTCTGAATCTGTTCTATAAGATGTGGACGGATGCGATTGAAAATCGTTCACTATACAAAACACTTGAGATTCACTGGTCAATGGTGCCAGGTCGTGATGAAAAATGGAAAGAAGAAACGATACGGAACACTTCTGAAGAACAGTTCCGTCAAGAATTTGAGACAGAGTTTATCGGTTCTTCAGCAACACTTATTTCTGGTTCTAAACTGCGTTCATTGGCGTTCTACGACCCAATGCGAATTGAAGATGACGGAAATCTGTTTTTATACGAAGATCCACGCCCCGGACGTATCTACATTGCTACCGTGGACTGTTCAGAAGGTGTTGGTATGGATTACCATACCATTAATATTATTGATGCCACAGAAGCACCGTACAAACAAGTTGCACGATACCGCAATAATAAATTGCCCCTATTGTTTTTACCTACAGCGATTTATGCTTTAGCCAACCGCTATAATCAGGCTTATGTATTAATCGAAACGAATAACGTGGGCCAACAAGTTGTGGATATTTTACATTATGACTTAGAGTATGAGAATATCTATAAGTTAGAACATCACCACATCAAAGGCCAGAGCATCTCAGCTGGATTCAAACGTTCGGTGGCTTTTGGTGTAAAGACGACAAAATCTGTCAAGAAAATTGGATGTGCTAACCTCAAGACGCTGATTGAAAATGACAAACTTATCATAAATGACTTTGATACCATTGCCGAACTGAATACTTTTGTTCGAACGAGAGACACGTATGCTGCCGAAGAAGGTAATAACGATGATATCGTAATGGGTTTGGTGCTTTATGCTTGGCTGACGGCACAGACTTTCTTCAAAGATGAGACTAGAATTGATATCCGAAAGATTATGCTGGAAGAACAGAATATGTTGGGAGAAGAAAGCGTATTACCGTTTGGTTTTATTGAAGACGGTCTGCGTAGAGAGATGGAAGTAGAAGATGGGGATATGTGGGAACCACCTGCGGGTTATTTATCATCAAGTTTATAAAAAACTAAATACACCATAAAAAGAATATTGACCCAACAATAAAAGGAGAAATCCAATGGCATTTCAATTATCACCTGGAGTGAATGTATCAGAGATTGATCTGACTACAGTTATTCCTTCAGTTGTCACTTCCGCTGGCGCTTTTTCAGGACCTTTTAATTGGGGACCATGTAGTGTAGTTACAACCATTGCCGACGAGGTTCGTTTAGCGGACACGTTTGGTAAACCAGACAACAATAATTATGAATATTGGTTCTCCGCAGCGAATTTCCTGGCGTATGGCAACAATCTAAAAGTCGTTCGTGCCCTTGCTAGTGACGCAAATAACGCCAGTGCAAACGGCGGAGCAATTGTCGTTAAGAATGAGGATGACTGGAACGACAATCACAGCAATTATCCTGATGGCGCATACGGCGGATGGGTAGCACGTTGGCCAGGTGCTTTAGGTAATTCACTAAAAATTTCCATGGCAGATTTAGGAACATTTGCAACATGGCCTTATCGCACACAATTCAGCGCAAATACTGGAACATCGGAATATGTTGCAAACAAAGGCGGTGCAAACGATGAAGTTCACATCGTTGTTGTTGACGAAGATGGCTTGTGGACAGGTACAGCAGGTACAATTCTGGAAAAATATGAATTCGTTTCAAAAGCATCGGATGCAAAAGATGATTCTGGCAACAGCAATTACTACAAGAATGTTGTTTCAAACAGATCAAAATATGTATGGTGGGCTGCACATCCAGCAACAGCAAATCTAAGTGCAGGCACAGCATGGGGTTCTACTGCAAACGCTTCATCGTTTAAAACAACCACAGCAAACGTAGAATACTCTCTGTCAAACGGTGCAGACGGTTCAGTAGGCGCATCACAAATTAATTCTGGATGGGATTTGTTTAAAAATACAGAAGCGGTTGAAATCTCTTTATGTGTAACTGGCACAGGCAATAGCACAATTGCTTCATATGTTGTTAGCAATATTGCTGAGGGACGTAAAGACTGCGTTGCATTCCTTTCTCCAGAAAAAGCAGACTGTGTTGATAATGCTGGTAATGAAGCAACGGATGTTGTGGCATATCGTAATACATTAACATCATCTTCATATGCAGTAATCGATTCAGGCTACAAATATCAGTACGATAAGTACAATGATGTTTATCGTTGGATTCCTCTTAACGGTGACATTGCCGGTGTATGTGTACGTACCGATACAGAACGTGATCCATGGTTCTCCCCTGGTGGTATGAATCGTGGAGTAATTAAAAACATTATCAAACTTGCTTGGAATCCAACAAAAACAGAACGTGATACACTGTATCAAAAAGGTGTTAATCCTGTTGTTTCGTTCCCAGGTGAAGGCACAGTTCTATATGGTGACAAGACAATGTTGAGCAAGCCAAGTGCATTTGATCGAATCAATGTACGCCGTCTGTTCATCACACTTGAGAAAGCAATCTCACGTGCAGCACGTTTCTCTCTGTTCGAATTTAACGACCAGTTCACACGTGCCCAGTTTGTTGCTCTAGTTGAACCATTCCTGCGTGATGTCCAAGGTCGTCGTGGTATTACCGACTTCCGTGTGGTCTGTGATGACACGAACAACACACCAGGAGTTATTGATCGTAATGAATTTGTTGGTGACATTTACATTAAACCTGCTCGTTCGATTAACTTCATTCAACTTAACTTCGTTGCAGTACGTACGGGTGTAAGTTTCAGTGAAGTGGTAGGTACAGTCTAAATAAAGAGAAACAGGAGAAAATTAAATGGCATTTAACGTAAATCAGTTCCGTTCACAATTAACAGGTGACGGTGCCCGCCCAAATCTATTTGAGGTAAGTATGCCGTTTCCTGCGTTCTCATTACCAGGAAACGCACAAACAAAAATGACCTTCATGTGTAAGACAGCACAACTTCCAGGAGCAACTCTGGGCGTTGTGCCTGTTCAATACTTCGGTCGTGAATTAAAGTTTGTGGGTAATCGTACATTTGCTGATTGGACAGTAACAATCATTAATGACGAAGACTTTATTGTTCGTAATGCTTTCGAACGTTGGATGAATGGCATCAATAGCCACAATCTGAACATTCGTAATCCAGTTGCGACTACACCATTAGGATACACTGTTGATGGTGAAGTTACACAATTTGGTAAGTCAGGAAGTCCAATCAAGAAATATAAATTTGTTGGTTTGTTCCCGTCTGACATCACTCCAATTGATGTTGATTGGGGTTCAAATGATACTATTGAAGAGTTTTCAGTGAGTCTCACCTATCAGTGGTGGGAATCAGTTGAAAACGGCGTAGTCTAAGAGTAGGGCTTTTGCCCTACTTTTATTACAGGATGATACTTAATGGCAATTAAACTTTTCGGCTTTACAATAGGCTCGAAGGATGTCGTCAAGGCTGAAAAGCCTGAGCAGGCATCCTTTGCGCTGCCTTCCGCAACCGTAGATGATGGTGCGGTTACCGTTACGCAAAATGCTTACTACGGTACCTATGTTGATCTTGAAGGTTCTGTTCGAAACGAAATAGAACTCATCACACGTTATCGTGAGATGTCAAATCATCCAGAGTGTCAAATGGCAATTGATGAAATCGTCAATGAAGCCATCACACATGACGATCAAGGTAAAGTTGTTGATATTGTTCTAGACAATCTCAAACAACCAGAAACAATCAAGAAAAAAATTATCGAAGAGTTCAACACGGTATTAAAGATGTTGAACTTTAGTAATTTGGCCGACGATGTTTTTAAACGTTGGTATATTGATGGTCGTGTATTTTATCATATCGTAGTCAACGACAAGAATCCAAAAGAAGGTATTCAAGAACTTAGATACATTGATCCACGCAAGATTCGCAAAGTGCGTGAGATTAAAAAAGATCGTGATCCAAAAACAGGAGCAATGATTGTTGTATCGGTTGCTGAATACTATGTCTATAATGACCGTGGTACAACAACTCAAACATTTACTTCAAATGTAGGTCAAGGTATTCGTATTGCACCAGATGCTATCATCAACGTCAACTCTGGCTTGATGGATGCTAAGAATACATTTGTTATCTCATATCTACACAAAGCAATCAAGCCACTCAATCAACTTAGAATGATTGAAGATGCGATTGTTATCTACCGTATTTCACGTGCGCCAGAACGCCGCATATTTTACATTGATGTAGGTAATTTACCACGTGGTAAAGCAGAACAATATCTACGTGACATCATGATCAAGTATCGTAACAAGTTGGTGTATGATGCCAACACCGGTGAGATTCGTGACGAACGTAAACACATGTCTATGTTGGAAGACTTCTGGTTACCACGCCGTGAAGGTGGTAAGGGTACAGAAATTACCACACTACCTGCTGGTCAAAACTTAGGTGAACTAGAAGACGTAAAATATTTTCAAAAGAAACTTTTACAATCTTTAAACGTACCATATTCAAGACTTGAATCACAAGAAGGTGGTTTAGCAGGTCTTGGTCGTTCACAAGAAGTTACACGTGATGAATTGAAGTTTGCTAAGTTTGTTGTACGTCTGCGTAATAAATTCTCACAAATTTTCGATGAAGCACTCAAAGTACAATTGGTACTCAAAGGTATTTGTACACGTGAGGAGTGGGAACAGTTTAAAGAAGATATCTACTACGACTTCCGTAAAGACAATAACTTTACTGAACTCCGTGAAGCAGAATTATTACAAAACAGATTGCAAATGGTAAGTCTGGTTGATCCATTTGTCGGTCGTTATTTCTCCAATAATTATGTAATGAACAAAGTTCTCATGATGACGGACGAAGAGATTGAGGCAATGCAAGCAGAAATACAAAAAGAGAAAGACACGTTGCCTGATGACATGCAAGGTCCTGTTTTAGGTGGTCCGCCACAAGGCGCTGCACCACAAGCAGAACCAGAAGACAATACGATTGAAAATACTGAAGAGCAAGAAGAATCGTTGACGCCTGGTTTGGATGATGAAGTGAGTAAATCGGTTGTCAGTATAAATAACAGACGCAAATAAGAAAGGTTATTATGGAATTAAAAAATATTATCAACAATATTGCAGCTGGTGATAGCGCAGCAGCAAAAGAAGGCATAGAAAATGTTTTATCCGCAAAAGCGTTCGATGCGCTCCAGGGCCGTAAGCAAGAAATCGCTTCTACTTTATTTGGCGGGAAAGAGCAAAGCGACGAAGAAGTTACCGACAGTGAAGAAGCCGTAGAGCAAGAATGAAATCTTTACTCGAATTTAAATCTATCGTAGAAGAAGAAAAGCAGGACTACTCTAAGTTCGATGCACTTGTTCGTGCGGGCTTAGCCAATAAAGCACAACTGCAACGCATTCACAAAATTTTAGATAAGATGGGTGAAGAGCGTCCACAGTTCAACAATGCCGATCGTGAGATCATGCGTAATCTTTTCAATCGTATGGTAGATTTAGTTTCAAGTAAACAACTTTACGGTAAAGCAAGACAAGTAGTTCGTGAAGATTTAGAAGAAGCAAGAATGGATAGCGTCGGTAGTTCTTATCCATTATTACCTGACCCACCCGCTGTGCTAGTTATCAAACGTAAAGCAGTAAGACTGTATCCAGATGGCACACGAATTGCAATGTACTGGAGTGATAAACTCAAAAGAGTTTTTAGTTTACCGTATGGTCCTGCCGTTGATCCAGTTGTACAAGCGGAAGAATACGTCAAAGAATTGATTGAGTCTGAAGAACTTTTACTGAACGATGGTAACATTATTAATCTAAACGAAGAAACAAAACAACAAATTATAAACACATACGGTCAGTTAGAAGAAGACAGCAAAGAAGTTTTTTGGCAGCAACTAACTGAATCTGTAGCAACGTTTGGAAAACTATATGAATTTTGTAGACTTAATTCTGCAAAATAAATTAGACGAAGCCAAAGAGTTAATCTTTGAACGTCTGAACGACATTGCTTCTGTTCGTATGGAAGAAGCAAAACCTTACATCGTCGATGCGATGTTTGAAGAGATTGAAGTTGACGAAGAAGTATTGGAAGAAGCGGCTAAGAAACGCAATCCAAACATTCAAAAAATGGGACGCATTACAAAAGTGCGCCGTCGTATTCGTCGTAATAAAAAAGGTAAAATTGTAGTTCAGCGTAATGTAAAAAAATCTGGACTAAAAGGTTATCGCATTTCTGGTAATACAGTCAAGCGTATACCAGCAACAGTAAGATTACGTAAAGCACGTTTATTAAAACGTTCTTGGAAGACTACAAGAAAAAGTAAACTAAGACGCACATTGTTAAAGAGAAAGATGTCAATGCGCCGTCGTCAAGCAATGGGACTAAAATAAAATGCCATTTGAAATTACCAACACTCTAAGAGGATCATCAATTGTACGAGCAGTGGATCCTGGTACATATACGATCACTCTGAATAATTTAAGAGCAAATGCTACAACCGAAACTGTTACTGCCGCCGACATCAAACATGTTTTGTGGTCAACAAACGGCAACATTCGT